AGTACCTTCTTCTAGGAACTCAGTTCCAAACGAACCAACAACTGCTGTCCAATTATCAGGATTGTTTGTGGTAGAATAATTGTTAAAAGAACCGTTTACCAAGGCATTTCTGCCAACCGCAGATGATCCAGAATAGGCGGGGTCAGCCACAATAATGCCCGTTCCCTTTAGACCCATCCCTGTTCCCCAATCAACATCACGAATATCTGTAATCTTGGGATTTGATTTCGTGACAGTGAACTGCTCACGACTTATTGTTCCGCTAACCTGTGCATCTCGCGTACAAACTAATGTTATGGTGTCGGGTCGAAGGTTTTGGAACGCATTTCCTTCGCCGTTGATAAGACTTACTACACCCTTGCCATCACCTGTATTTGATGAGCCATACGAAACCGCAGCAGAAAACACATTACCCTTAATCGAAGCAGATGCAGTTTCCATTTGGCTTATAAGTTCTTTGCCCGCCTCATGAACAGATTTGACGGGAAGGGTAACATCATCGTCAACCATTCCAATAAGTGTTTTGGAGGCGATAGACCGAATGGTCGTAAAAATGTTTGCTGCGTTTTTCTGCCAAGCCTCATCGGTTGCAACCAAATCTTGCACATATTCAAGATCACCAGACGAATACTCATCTAATACATCCTCTATCTCTGCCTTTAATCCTGAAGATGCGTTGGTTTGATGTGTGTTAATTCTCTCGGCAAGTTGGAATAGTTTTCCAAGTCGAGTAAATAATCCATTTGTTCCTGTCAGTGTAACTGTCATTACTATCCCATTCCATGCCACTGTTGAGCATCTTGCATCGTTTCGTTTTTGATACTTTCCATCTTGACTTTTAGTATTTCTTTTTCTGGCATATCTGCACGTTCCATCAAACCCGCAAGTGCTTCGCCGTTTAGAGCAGCAGCAATGCCTTCTGTCATGCCCAAGTTGTCCATAGATTTTACTCTTACCATATTTGCCATTAAACCTAACTCTAATTCTCCACGCGAGAAACCGCGAACATTTGGAAGCCACCCATAAAGAGCAGCAAATCTAGCGTAGAGTTTTATTCGTTTCCCAACTTGTCAATCTCTAACAATACTTTAGAGCCTACTGAAAAAAGTTCATTGTCTGTAAAAATAGACAAATCCTTGTCTTTGCGATCTGTCCAAGATATGTCCCTTACCGCATTTGAAATGTGTATCGGTTCAGCCCTTTCTTCTGTGATAGCCTGTTCCTCTAAACACCTAGCCGACAACTCAAAGCCATCAATAAAGACACTACCTTTGTCTTTTACTGAAACTTGAAATACATGGTCATCTGTCTGTTGGTCGATTACTTTCATTTTGTTTACCTCCTACGGTTTTCTTATACAGGTTTCTTTTTCGTTGATGTTTTCTTACTCGTTGATCCACCACTAGGTGACTCCCAAATAATTGTACCATCCCAAATTGCGTTTCGTATGCGTAGTTCGTTTGGATACCACGCACTTTTTTTTCCTCCCGAACCAATCGCACGAATCCCCTTGTCTGGGTCGCCTTCAAATTCGTATTGTTTTTTGTCTTTAGACATAAAAGTCCCTTATTATGGTGTATCTTCTACTTTATAGATGTTATCTGTACTTATTGTTGTTCCGTCCATATTTTCAGGTAAACACAAGATTGACAACGCGAGTCGCTTTGGTCTGTTTCCTAGATCAAGAACACGAACCCCACGACCCGTTAAAACGCAATTATGAAACGTGTAAGTTGTTACGCCACCAACAATTTTTATGGCAAACGCATCTGTACCACCGCCCGCCGTCAGTTTCATTCCACCAATCGTACCCAAGTCACCCTGCTCTGTGCCATGTTGGTGTTGTAGTTTTTCGCCATTGACCTTATTCCACTTGAGAAGCGTAATGTTTAGGTGTGCCACCATTCCAAGGTGAATAAACTCCTCTGGGACTTCGCCTAGTCGGGTTGTTTTTATTGGATGCTCAAATGTTTCGATCTCAAAATTGACAAGATCAGCATTGTCGGTGTATCCCAAATCTGTAAAAGTTGCTGAACTTTCATCTCCTGTGGTCGCCGAGTATTGAATCAGCGTTGGACCTTCTACATTAAATGTTGTCATAACTTAGTCTCCAAGTTCTCTTATTGCCCTAGCAATAGTCTTAGTTGCTGCTGCTGTATCTTCGGGCGGGGTGTTAAAAATTGGTCTTGCAGGAACATATGTGTCGTGCTGCAATACATAAAAGTCATATTTTCTTGGACTGATTTGCGCCCTTCTCAATGTTGGCGCGCGCCTCAATCCCATTTGTTCTAATAAATCTGGGTCGTGTGGTGACTCGCTTGGAATGATCCTCGATGCTTTTCGGTTTAACGCAACCGCAACAGGTCCACGATTTGTGAAACCCTCTTGGTGTTTTACGCCGTAACCCGTACCATCAAGCAATGTCCACACAATACCATTTCTTGTTATTCTGGTGTCATTTGACAAACTATTCATCAAACGACCCGTATCTCTCAAAGGCTTGCCACCTTTTCTGTAACCCACCTCGTTGCGCCTAGCCCACAATTCGGGATACTTTATTTCACTGTCTCCACTGTTGCGTATTCGTTTCTTTGCATTGGCAACAAGAACGCGAGAAGCACCGTTCTTTTTGGACAACTTGCGAATAATCTTTTCTTTCAACTCGCTGACAAGCCCTGATCTTGATGTAATCTTAATAGTTGGCATCAATACTTCCTCGTCAATCTTGGTGGAAAGTATACTGAGTCAGATGGCGTGTTCATTAGACCCCGAACGTGTGCCGAGATAATGTTGATTCCCGCCTTACCCGCAGAGTGCGCCGTTTCCAGATCAAACACCCTCTTACCCTCTCGCAATTCTTCAAGCGTTAGTGTAGCCTCGCCAACCATAACTTCCATATCCCTTGGCATATCCGCAGATTTGCCCCGAAACAAATGCTTCATGGTTAGTGTTGCCACCAAACTCTTTAGACTCCAATCGTCTGCTGATTGCAACGCCGTTAAGTTTGCTGAAGTATATCTCTCGCCACGCAAAGCATAAGACTGAACTTCAGCCGATGCCTTCTCTATGCAGTTTGTAACAACCGAGTTGTTTACGCTGCTCTGTGGCGTACCACTATAACTCGACAACTGCTTTATCATTCGATCATCGAATGATTCGGCGAGTTCTGATGTTGATATGTACTGAGCCATAGTGTTTGATACCTAAAAGAAAAGGGCAGAGGGGGGGTAAACCCCCTCCACCCAAAGGGGATCGGGTTACAAAACCCGCTACTTATCAATCCCACACATCTTGGAGGAGGTAGCCAGATAGGGGGGCCGTAAGTTCTACTGCACAATCGTCAATAACTCGACCGCGAGTACGTCTGTTCCAAGTATCTTCTTCTGTTTCTACGGTCATATCTTCGTAAGCAAAGATAGAAAGAGTGGAGAAGTCTGGTGCGCCGTCAGTACCTAGTTGTGCGCCTTGTCTTGAAACGAATACTATGTCATCATCAAAGATTCGTGTACGAGCCTTTGTTGCACCCTTGCGATTGGTAACTCTCGATGTTGGATCAACAATGATACCGCCTACACCAAAGAATGTAGAAAGAAGCAAGAACTCGTTGAACTCACCCGCACCCTTCACAAAGTTTGCTGCAAAAGGTGATCCTTGGAAATAAGTGCGATATTCCGAACTCTCAGAAATTACATGTGCAGTCTGGTCGCTCATTACCGCAATCATGTCTGCTGCTGTTACAGCCTCATTCGTGTTAGCAAGGATGTTTTCAACTACGCCATTGAATGACTTTTGGATATAGTTGTTGGTATCTGTCGCTGCCGAGAACTTACCGCCACCAACATTTGTTGCTGTGTCGGTTGTTCCTGTGGGCCAATTTCCTGTTGTGGTCAACTCTGTTGCTGCGCGATAAGAACGGATACGCATACATTTTGATGCAGCCATTCTTGCGTGTGCTGCGACAACCTCAAAGTCTGCATTTGAAGCAGCCTTGTTTCCGAGCATAAAAGTCGGGCTATGACGTTCAGTTCTATATTGACTGAACTCATGGTCCTGTTGAACGCCTTCTGGAGCATCGTTGCCATCTTGCCACATCCAATCGTTTAGGCTAACGACTCTGGCACTTTCTTCCTCGTCAATCTTCAAGTAGTACCCCGTATCTTTTGATACAGGAATAAGTTTTGCATATTGGTTTACTGCGAACGATGCAGGGTTGCGTGAGTATTCAACCTGAACAAGCCCTGTCGCTTCTGAAAATGTCGGCACATATGTGTTTGTTGCGCCTGCTGCTACTTCTGCCATTTTAGTATCTCTCTTTTTCTAAGTGTTGATTATTAGGATAGTGCGTGTCTACGGAATGTAGGTCGCCAAAGGACTCGGATGATTTCACCTGCGCCACCTGCGGATTCAAGGGCGATCCCCGCAACTGAACGAATTGCAGTACCCGATGTGGTTTCTGCTACGGCTCGACCGTCCTCATCAGATTCGACTTGACCGCTTCTGGTGATTGCCCCGCCCGCTTCCATTAAAACCACTGCTCCTGTTTGGAGTGAGATGATGTCGCCATCTTCAGCGTGGTTTGCGGAATCGAACTGTCGGGTGCTGCCCATAGCAACTCCCGCCACGATGTCGTTCGCGTTGGCTTCCATGCCGAGGTTATCTTCGGTGTTTACTACGCGAACCATTCTGTATGGTCGAATCGTATCTCCCGCAACGAGATTTGGTATTGATTGATTTGACATAATTGTTTATCTCTCTTTTTTTCTAAAAATTAAAGTTTACGAAGTTCTTGTTGAAATACTTTTTGGAACGATGAAGCATCTAGGTTTTCGCTTGAAATACGGGCTACTGCGTTTTGAGATGCTTTTTTCTTTTGATCCACAGAGAAGTTCACCTTTGTTCGCTGTCTTGTGTTTTCAGTATTCAAAGTTTTCTTTAGTGGGATTCGCTTCATTGTCTGCTTCCAAAACTTGATCTTGGCAACAGGGTCTTTTGAGTCCATGAGTTCTTGAAGCATTACTTTTCGGTGCTGCTTAACGCGATAACCCAATGAGGCAAGTTGATCTAGTGCGCGAGAAAACTTTTGTTTCCGAACACCACTTGCCAAACTTAATGCTCGTTTTTTGTAGATGTCACGTTGCTTTTTGACCTTGGCGTATTGTTTTAGCATTTTGCTACCGCCCTTGGTCTTACGCATCTTAGAAAACTCGGACTTCATATCTTCATCTTCTTCATCTTCCATAAACTCTTTTTTTTCTTCGTCCTCGTCTACGCAGTATTCTTCAGAATCCATCATGTCATCGAGTTCAGAGGGGTTCATATCTTCCTCGTATTCCTCTTTGTCATCTTCGTCAACTGAATCAAGTTCACTGAGTTGCGCCTTGAGTTTTGTGAGTTCGTCATTGAGTGTTGCGTTTTCTGCTCTCAGTTTTCGCATCAAGACTTGTTCTTCACCTTCCAGAATTGTGTCTGCGTTAGGCATTACATATTCCTCTTTTTCGTCAGACCCGTTTGGTATGTAAGTGTTACTACCACCTGCTGAAACCATGTCGAAGGTCGAGGGTCTGTGAAAGACCTTCTTTGTTCCTTGGCGGGTGAACTTTGTGTCGCGTAATGGTCGTGCGGGTGTTTCCCTGCCGAGCAAAGCGACTTCCGATAAATGACCATCTTCCCATATCTCTGCCGAACGCCGAGGGTAGCGATTCGATGCGAGATACTTCTTGAAGTCTTTTTGGTTCATTTCTACGTCCCCAACGATCCCTGCACCTTCGTACTCCTCATCTTTGCCACAAACTATTTTTATTGGTTTGGCGTGGATGTTGAGTATGTCACCAACAGATTCAGTTGGTGAGTTGCCGTTATCGTCTTGGTGCATTAGCACCAACTTAGGATTCGACCCTGCCGACATATGCCGTTTGGTTTTT